CGCCTAAAAATCTATAGACAAGAAAAGAAAATAAAAAAACTGTGGGCATACAAACACCCAAACAAACTATTCGTAATAGGTAGACGGGCAGACACAGTACAACTCGGATACTGGAAAGGTAGACATTATCGAAACGGGCAAATGTTCACCAACCACCCTCACAAAAGTTGTATGTTCAGGTCTTACGACAGCGCACAATGGGCGTTAGATAACAGTGACTTGCTCTACGAAAAGAGCCGTGTGAAATATGAAATAATACGGTTAAAATAAAACCGTGCTAACATAAAGTTTGGATTTGCCCTGCTCCGCAGGTATCCCCTTCCCTAGCGTCGTAGCGGGGCAAGTCCATTTAACTTACCGCCCGTACCACCATGACGACGGTACTCTCGCTCTCTCGGGGTCTTACCACCCCACACACCGTACCTTCTTATGTCATTCGTTTCGCATTCCATAGCGTAAGCCAAACACTTCTCAGCGACAGGGCAACGCTCACAAACCTTCACCGCTTCATCATAGATACCAGCAGTAGACACACCGACAGCAGTCTCAGGAAAGAAGATAGTAGTTTTCATTCCGCGACACAGCGCGTCATCGAACCAATCTAAATGTTTAAGGTCAATCATGTTTAAATCTTTCCAAATTCGCTGTATGTATTTCAGACTTCAGTTGCTCTATCAACGCATTTAATCGTGCTATCTCGTTTAGCAGACCGTTCACTATTTCTTCACTCTTCTTCTGAGTCATCTAACTTATCTCCACATACGGGCTTAACTGGCAACAATTGTTTAGGCAAACATGAACATAGTCTTGCTTTCATTATCTCTCCTTAGCATGGTGAACCATTGACAGGCAACCGATGTAGCCTGCTGTATCTACAATACTGTCGTGATGCCATCCGCCGTCAGCGATTGCTGTCCTAAGACGCGACAGTTTAACTGCAACCATAAACATGACTGCTTGTTCTACTGTGAGCGACACACCTGTCATGCCTTCAAAGATGTCGCGTGCCTGTGTGTAGTCTTCTAATGGGTGGGCGTACTGTGCTTGTCTTGCGCCTGTGATTAGCGAGTGTGCTTCCAATAGTATTTCTGAGCCGTTGCAGTTTTCAATCACGATTAGGGTTTCTCCATATTGCTGGCGAGTAGTTCAGTTCTATTGCGTCTTTGTGTGCTGGGCTTTCGTAACAGCGCATGATGTGAATGCATGGGTCTGAGCCGTCTTCGAATTCTGCGTCTTCTGTTATAGAAGTTGGTAGCCCGTCGTGTGTGTAGCAGACGGGTGGTGAAACCCATCCGCTACGCATACCGATTTCTAACCATTGCTCAAAATCTAATTGCATTATGTCCACTAGAACGCTTCTTCTTCTTGCAAGAAACCAATCTTACCGAAATCGTTCTGTGCTTTCGCTACAACCTGCACCGTTTTATCTGCCATAACTGGGTTGAAACGGCAAGTCAAACCGATTTCGTCGGCAAGAATTTTGCTGGATGTTTTCTTCTGCCCATCTTTCTCATAGGTTGAGATGTCTAGTTTGCCTGCAACGATTACTCGGCTACCTTTTTCAATGGATGCCGCGGCGTACTCTGCCATCTGTCCGAAGACGGTGACGTTGTGCCAGACGGTAACTTTCTTGTCGTCTTTACCGCTTGTTGTGGCAACTGTGAATGTGCCCACAGCCATCCCGCTTTGCGAGAATTTCAGTTCGACAGGTTTACCTGCGTTCCCTACGATTGTTATGTTATTCATTTGGATACCTCTTTCATTGGTTGGATTATTGGTTCTCTTTTATTAGAGACTTTGTTGTCGCACAAATGCAACGGGGGTTCAGACAAGCGAACATAGGTGGTTAAGGTCATATCGCAACGGTCACAGAACCATCGGGTTTGTTTACTTCCCTTCATACAGCCACTATATCAGGGGCGTTTGATAGCCCACGGTCCCCAGCCGTAGCCGTGTTTATCTACACCGTACTGGTAGATGACCAGCCCTGCTGTAAGACAGACACGAGGGTTGTAGAGGTCATCGACGTGGGTTAGGACACCTTTGTCGCGAAGCCATCGTGTCCATGACCCGTTGATTTGGATTAGACAACGGCTACCACCGTTAGGGTCAGTCGGGTTGAACGCTTTGGTTTGTCCTCGTGATTCACGATGTATCACATAGTCGAGGGTCATCATCTGGTTTTCCGCCCATCCGATTTCTCGTGCCAAAGCCCACCATTCTGGATGTCGGGCGTCTGCTGGTATCGGCGGTTGCGGTATTGTCTCCCTTAACTGGTATTCAACTGCTTGCATTGCTTGTATCGGTTTAGGTGGTGGGGCTTTCGCTGTTGAGACAGACCCCCCAAAGAACAGTAACCCTGTCACGGTGGCAAGTATATGTTTAAACATTAATCCTCTAGTCGTAGGTGGATACGGTCATCAACTCGTTTACCTCTGTTGGGTATATGAGAAATCCTTTCGCTGGATTGTCGGAGTTGGGTGCGGCGATTTTAATTTGGAGTTTGTTTTTGTTTGCTCTCAAATATTTTTTTAATCTGCCGAGTTCTATTATACAGAAAGCGTTGGGTGCAAACATATACACCCACCATTTCGCTGTTGTTACCGCTATACCAGATGGCTTCCAGCCTGCGTTTCGTGGGTTCTGTTCGAACTCCACAAAAATTCTTCCGTTGCGGAACCTGTCGTACTTCACTTCGAATGAACCTTCGCTCAAATCTGCAAGAAACTGTTTAACTATTTCTTCGCCTTGATGACCGAACGCTAAATCTTTTGTGAAATCATGCGGGTTGATGTCATGCGAAGGGACATAACCTTCGGTGCGTTTAATATCAGTCATTCGTTTTGACTGACTCGTAGCCACGATTCAAGAAACCATCCAATGCGGAACGTTCGCGTGGTGACGCACCAAGTTTCTGCACAAACTTATCTGCGTTATAGATTCGTTCCATTAAACATTCGTACAGTTCTCGTGCTATGTCTTCCATCAGTAACCTGCTTTCTTTAAAATGGTTATCAAGTCTTCAAGTCTTAAGACCGCATACTGGTCTGCTGGGTTGCCGTAACTGCGACGCTTAGCCACAACTATTCCAAGTTCAGCGTTAGCGTTGTCACGTTCAACTTGTGCTTCATGTAACCATGTTGAGAAGTTGAGAACCTTCTGGTTTTTGCATTCCCAAACAAGTCGCGGGTCTGTGCCAGCGATATCACCTTTGTCGTTCATCCCGTGTAACGTTCGCCGTTCCACATGAGGGTAGAACTGTGCAAGATAGTTCACTATGAAGGTTTCGAAACTGGTTCCTTTAGCGCGTTCCTTGGACACGAGCCGACTCCTCTGCTAATAGTTGGCGCAACAGAAGGCTTCTGCTGACACCACGTTTCTTGCATAGTTGTTTGATTGTTTCCATTTGGTCTGCTGTTAAACGCAAAGCGACTATCGCTGTTGAACGGGTTTTACCTGTCGGGTCTACTGTCCGATAGTTAGCCATTGGTTACACCTTTTAGTTCTGTGAACGCTGTACGCAATGTTGATAGGTCTTTTTGTAAGATTTGTCCAGCCCAGTTCAAGCCTGCTTTTTCTGCGACGGCGTTGGGTACTAGCCCTGCTTTTTCGCAGGCATCAACGAACTGTTTCACCTGTGTTTTGGTGAGTGGTGCGTTGTCGTCAGTCACGGTGGAAGCCACAGCCTTGCCTGCTTGTGGCTTCCCCGCTACTGCTGACTTGTCATCCCATTCTGATTTAGACCAGAGCGATAGACAGATACCGAAGCGCATGGATGCGTTGCGTAGGAAATCGCCGATGAGTTCTTTGTCTAGGTCTGGTTTGTCTGCGCGTACCGAGCCGACACCGAGGATTGATTTCCCGAGGATGGTGAGGTGTGCCCACATGACTGCCATGCCGTTTACTTCTGTGATGGCTGGTCTGCCGTTCACCCATCCGCATGGTTCCCATGACCACATTGGGTCGATGTCGATGAGGATGCGTGTGATTTCTGCGTGACCTACGAAGTCGAGTTGGATGCCACCTCGCGGTAGTTTCCCTACGATTGACGGGTCTGGTACTGCGTATTCGGTGAGGATATCTTCTAGTTTCATACTCGTTCCCCTTTCAAGAGAAGTGTTCTGTTGGTTACTTTCTTACTGTATTTCTCTGCTATTGCTGGTTCTAATGCTTTTAATGCCTTGATGTCTAGGCTCGCCCATGTTCTGCCTTTCCATGTGGCGATGATTGTGCCGTTCACGGTGGCGTATTCGTTTGCGCCTATCATGTCGCACAGTTCTGCTTTCAATCTGTCTTCCATTTCTTGGTATGCTTTCAATTCTTTCTTAACGTGTTTCAACTGCTCTACCAGTTCTGATGCTGTTGGTGGCAGTTCCACAGATGTGCCTGTCGGCTTCTGGTAGCGGGTGCTAATCGTTTCATATGACCAATGCACACCATCTGGGGTGATGCCAAGGTCTATGGATGTAAGCCATTTTGCTACCGCGTCACAATGCTCCTGCTTTTCTTCGTCGGTTATCTTTTGTTCATGGATGTAGAGAACCATTGTTGAGTCGAACACAGCCCATGTGATGAGGTCTACGTCAGCGCAGATGGCTTGTTGGATGCCTTGGATGCGCCAATAGTCTGGCAGTTCGCCACCCCATTCACGGCTCATCGTTTTGATTTCCAACACTTTGCGTTCGTCACCGTTCTCGTAGAGTCCGTCGAGGGTGGCTATCATGCGTGCGCCTTCAGGTGTTTCTGCGCTAAACATTTCCTCTGGTGTTGTGTATGGGATGCCTGTTTTGTCTACAGCCCATTGCAACACGAAAGGTTCCAGACGATTCCCTCGTTCCATCGCAGGGTTCGGTGGTATCGGTGATGGTGGTACGTCGCCTAATAGTTCGGCGGCGTATTTGTCTGCTGGTACGAATGGGTGTAGCCCGTAGATTGCGGCGACCGCTGATGCGGATACCCGTTTACGTTTCTTGTCATCCCAGAATCTGAGATTCAACCAGTCTTGTTCCCCGTGTGTGGGTTTGGTGATGCGTTGTAACGTGATGTTCATGTTTTCCCTTCTCGTAATTGATACTTGTAATACTGTATAGCAGATTGGGGTGGCTGTCAACCCTTTAAGAAAGAATTTTTATTTGCTCAACCATCTTCAAAGG